TTACTCAGTGACTTTCTTTTCCAGCTCGCTGGCACCTTCTTTGGTTTTGTTCCAGCCTTTCTCAGCGCCTTCTTTGGTGGCATCCCACCCTTTCTCGGTGCCTTCTTTGGTTTTATGCCAGGCTTTCTGGGAATCTTCGCTGACTTTACTGCCCAGGCTCTCGCTTTTACCTTCCGCAGCATGCTGCTGTTTCAGCTTCAGCTCTTCACCTTTGTTCTGCTCTTCGTGCAGTTTTTGCTTCGCCTCATTGGCGTTTGCGTTCGCTGCCGCGACGGTATCATCAGTTGCATGTGTGGTCGCAGCAAATACTGGGGAAGCCAGCAGAACGGCAGATAATGCGATAATTGTTTTTTTCATAATATCCTCATTTAACGTTTTCGGTTATGAGCGTGATTCAGCCTGGCACAGGCGAAGCGGGATGGCTTTAGGAAAAAACTGTAATGAGATCAACGCATCCTGACGCGGGGTATTTTGCATGAGGATTATCCAAAGGATAAAACGCCTATTTCTGCGAGGGCGGCGAGGGTCAGGAGAATGAAAAGTATGACGGTTATGGGTCTGTACATGGTGGGGTTCCTTCCGTGTGGGGCGGCTAATCCGTAGCGCTGGGGGGTGTAGGTTATTTTCCACAGGAGATGGAGGAGAGTGTTGATGCTTGTCAATGCCATGGTAGTACAACATAAACTACTGGCCGGTGGATACTGTGTGGATTCAATCCATGCAGCAGTGTAGACAATAAACAGGCACAAAAAAGCCCGCAGGGCTTGCGCCGTGCGGGCTTTCAGGACTTCATCGGATGACTCTGATAATCACCGATGGAGAATTTTGGGCTGGCGGAGTCTGAATAAGCTCATCAAGTTACTGTTTATATTGAAAATTTATAAATTCAACTTTCATTTGTATACCTAAGTGTATACCAATGGCGATTCGTTGGAATGTTGCATACGGCTAAACAAACCCGTTTTATTAATGGATCGCATCAAGAAAAAAGTTTTTTTGCATTTAACTGTTCACACTGTTCACCTCGATAATTTTCCATTTAAAATCATAAGATTAAGTGATGATGAGTTGGTGAAGAGTGAACAGTCGACTCTTCACCTTTGTGATTTTTGCGCGCTCAGGTTTCGCCGGATCAGACAATGAGGGGGGGGTAAAAAAGTTTTTTTAGGTTTTACTGTTCACACTGTTCACCTTCCATTTTTATACAGTAATTTCATGGTGTTAAGTGGTGAACAGATGGTGAAGGGTGAACAGTCGATTGTTCACCTCAGGGGGCAATCAGACATAAAAAGACCGGCGGTTGCCGGTCAGGGGTAGGTTATGTTGCTGCGGTTTCGTCGCACTTCGGTAGCCAGTCGCCGTTGCTGTCCTCCCTGAGCGTCAGGTTGGTTTGCGTGCCCTGTTTAGTGTGCCGCTTCTCGTAGTTCATCCCGTACTCTTTCAGCATCATCGGCAGCCCCAGCCCGAACATTTTCAGGCTCAGCACGTGCTTGTAGCCGTTCGCCTCCATATAGACCAGATAAGCGTGATAGAGATAGTTACGGGGCTGTCGCGGGATAATATTGGCGTTCCCCATAAACATCCCGTTTGTCTGCGGCAGCGCCTCCAGATAGCCGCAAAAATCAAATGTCGGGTCAGCATCGCGCTTGATGCTGAGTGCTTCATCGGAGTTCTGCTGTGACTGGAGCAGTGCGCGGGCGCTCATCGGGTCGCTGAACTGCTGCATAAGCTGGCGCACGATGACGGCCAGCTCCTGTGCGATTTTGTCCTTAAGCTGCGGGTCTCGCTCCTCCGGGGCGATTTGCTCCGGGAAGTGGATGATTACCCGGCGACGGGACACGCCGCCGCTGCGGTCGGTGAAGCGCATCGGGTTATTGTTCACGGCCAGAATCACCGCCGGGATATAGGCCGAATACGCATCGCGGTATTTCGGGTCGACTGACACCGCATCGCCGCCGGTGATGGCCTTAAGTCCTGCGCCGTCACCGCTCCATTTCTCCTGGTCAGGCAGGCGTATCAGCGAGAAGCCAATCAGCGCCGCGCGCTCACGTGGTGATTCCAGCGTCTCGATGGTCGCTGACGTGGCGTTATCTTCCCCGGCAAGCAGGGTCGCAATTTCAGCCAGAATACTTTTCCCGCTGCCACCCGGCCCGGTCACTTCGAGAAAGAGCTGCCAGTCGTAGCGGTTCGCCAGCACCATAAACAGGGCGGCAAGAATAACATCGCGCTTTTCAGCATTGCCACTGGCCGCACGGTCGAGCCAGCGCCAGAAGTTTGGCGCATGGGTTTCCAGCGTTTCACCCTCCACCGGCGGGGTAAAATCGACATCACAGAGCGTGCGCAGCCAGTGTGATTTATGATGCGGGCTGAAAGTGCCGGTGGCGGTATCGAGCACACCGTTGCGAAAACCAATCAGACGACGCGCCGGGGCGGCCTGCTGCGGAATAATCAGTTTCAGGGTGTCGACCACCGAGGCAATTCTCCCCGACGAGAACGGGGCACGCAGACGCTGGAACAGCCCGGCCACATCGCGTGCAAAGTCCGATGGCGGGATGATTTTCCATGTCCCGGCCTCATACCGTGACAGGAGCTGGCCGTTAGCGTCCACGGCCAGCGCTTCGCCGTAATGCTCATGCACCCGCATCGCCTTTTCACTGGTGCTCATGGCGGTAAATTCCGCCTCGCTCATGGTGTCGAACGGGCTTTGCGCCGGTGGCCTGATGGCGCCATAAATCGCCTTGCGCGTGGTGTCCTCGCCCTGCTGCATAAACGCATCATTCCAGTCACCGAATACCGGCGGGAGGGCAACCGTGCCCTCACAGGCCTGTGCGGCCGCTGCGGCTTTAGTCTGGCCGTTCCCGCTGAGGTCGCGGTCGGCCGCGAGCACAATCTGACAGGCCGGGTGTTTCTGACGGGCAAGGCTCGCCAGAGAAAGAAGGTTCACGGACGACAGCGCCACCATGACGGTTTCGCCGGTCAGGTGATGGACGGTAAGTGCGGTCGCATAGCCCTCCGTTATCCACAGCCGTTTCCCTGCCTCTTTTTTCCCTTCGAGGGTGTGGCATGTCCCTTTTACCGCTCCGCCTTTCAGGGTGCGTTTGAGACCCTCAGAATTGATAAGCTGCACGTTAACCAGCACGCCCGTATCGTCATACAACGGCATAGCCACATCACCGGCGTGGAACGTCACGCCGCCGGTTTTGTGTGTACCGGTCAGCATGACACACTCATGACCAGGGAAGCCCTTACGGGTCAGGTAGGCGTTACCGGTGGCCGTGCGGGTTTTCTCCATGAGTGTTACGGCCAGCATGGCAGCGGCCTTGCGGTCGGCGTCGGTTTCCGCCTCAGCGGCGGCAATCACTTCCGGGGCAACCGGCGGCAGGCTGCCGGTCAGGGCGTTCACCTTCCCGGCGGCCTCGGAAGCCGACACGCCGAACACCTTCTCAACCAGTTTCAGTCCATCACCCGCGCCGCACTGGTTGCAGAACCACGTCCCGCGCCCTTCTTTATCGTCAAAGCGAAAGCGGTCAGAGCCGCCGCACACCGGGCAGTCCTGATGCCGGTTTTTCATCACCTTCACCCCCAGCGCCGGGAGAATGCGCGGCCAGTGGCCGCACGCCTGTTTTACAGTGTCCGTTACGTTCATTTTCATCGTTATTTTTCCCTCAGTGCAGTGCAGGCGATGTGATATGGCGGGTGCAAAGCTCATCCATTACGGCGAGCCCCAGAAAGGACAGTGACGGTGCGGCTTTAAGTGGCCCGGCTTCCATTAAATCCTCCAGCAGCGCACAGGCAATCTGACGGCCTTTTTCCTCGCCATGCTGGCGCAGGTAGAAGCCCTCCAGCTCGTCGGCAATGGCGCTTTCCAGCGCGTCGAGGGTGAGGTGCAGGTGGCGGTGCTGACGCTCGCACACCGACAGCCAGGCACAGGCCACAGCGCGGCGATACAGGGCGGCGCGCAACACAGGTGGTAACGGCTTTTTCATGCGTTAGCCTCCCCGGTCAGCCAGCGCTGATTACAGCGCTCGACCACGCCGTCGAGCTGGGCGGTCATCAGGTAAATCACGGAGGTGAGTTGCGACTGCTGCGCCGGGTCGCGGCGAAGGGTGGTGCAGTCCTGCTCCTGCATCAGGGCATTCACGAAATGGCCGACATTGCGAAGATGTTCCAGGCATTCGAGTTCCTGAATGGTGATGGTGGTGTGTTTCATGCGTGCACCTCCACCACCGGCAGACGGCCAGCAAACGAGAGGACGTAATCACGCACAAGGGAAAGACGTGCGGCGTGCTCGTCACCGGCAACAGTGCGGAGCATACAGATACGGGGTTTACGGTCTGCGCGGCGAACGGCGGCAAACACAAAGACAAACTGCGGGTGTGACGGGGTGAGGATCGTAGCCATAAGGCAACCTCCGATGGATAGCAAATTGTTGCTATCGCCGGAGTTCTCACGCTCGATGGCGATAGCCCAGACGGGGGTGAGAATACCGGCTCCATCGAGTACCGGCCAGCCCGAGGGCTGCCCCGCCTGAGCTACCATTGACATGATGGCATAATGTACGAATACGGGCAGGAGACTGAGAGTCACACCTGCACGAATGTCCGCACACCACACCTTAATCTGGCGCTCTGTGGCGTTGATTGCGACACAAAAAAAGACGCATGGCGCGTCTGGTATCGCCGATGGATTGCTCGGGTTCTCACGCCCGGCTGCCGATTTTGCGACAGCGGGAAAACTATACCTGGAAACGACGAAAAGAAGCAAGCCAGAAAAAGGGGCTGTTTGCTGAACGGTCATCATCATGCGTCATAACCCCGGTTACGTTCGGCAATGCGATCCGCCATCCATCCGGTAATTTCAGACTGCGCCCACGCCACGTTTTTACCTCCCAGTGAGATTTGTTTCGGGAATGCCTCCCGGCTGATGAGGTCATAAATTGTGGAGCGCGACAGGCCGCACAGGTGCATCACTTCGGGCAGACGGATAAAGCGTTCCTGAACGGCGTCAGAGACCGGCATCAGCGGTGCGGCAGGAGAAGAAGACGGGGAAGAAAAAGCAGTGTGCATCGGGCTACCTCATAAAGTCCATACAGTGCCGGTCGTGTCCGTCCGGCCTCGGGTAGCGCTCTATTTTGTGAATATTTTTGCTCAGGGCAACAAGTCTTTTTGTATCAGCAGGCAATACAACTGACTGAATTTTATACCGTTAACACTGCTGGCCTATATTGGCCGTTATTGGCCTTTATTGGCCATTGTTGGCAAGGTCGATAAGTTGAAAATGAAATATATAAATACACTTTTATTCCCAATGAATCTAAAAAGCCAAAAGAGTGTCAATGGTCGATAAATGCTCAGAGTGAACAGTGGTGAACAGACGGTGAACAGTCATACCCTCAACTGTTCACCATTTAACATACTGTATTACTTATATTTTTATTTAAGGTGAACAGTGGTGAACAGTAAACAGTAAAAAAACAAATGATGAGTAGGGTTTTCCTGCGACCTTTCTCTGGCAAGCCGGGTTTTTGAGTGCTGTTTGTGCCAGCAATGCCACAACTGCAACCGGTCGCGATGTTGTGTGGTGCACGGCAGAATCTCTTCATCTTGATATCCCGAGGAGAACAACCATGACTGACACCACCCTTCCTGAATACCTGAAACCTGCATTTCACCGTCTTGATAAGGCAAAAGCCGTCCACACTGAAAATGCCCGCAATCTGGATGAAGTCACCACGGCCATCACCCGTACTGCGGAGCAAAAAGCAGGGCTGGAGCAGGAGAACGGCATCGATACTGGCGAATGGCGAAATGCCTTTCGCGCCGCCGGTGCAGTGCTGACGGATGAACTCAGAAACCGTCACCTGATGCGCGTTGCTTCCCGTGAGCTGGCACAGGAATGTGACGCGATGACAGAAGTGCTGAATTTTGAACGCGATAAACTGGAAGCGGCCTGTAGCGTTTCGGCACGGGACTACCGCCAGGAGCATTACGACCTCCTGAGAAAATATGCCTCCGGTGAGCTTGATAAGGCGCTCAGGGAAGCCTGTGGGCCGCTCATCCGGGCGATGAAGCTGAAAATGCTGTCACGCAGTGGTGAGCCTGAAAGGGAAGCGGAAGCCGCACTGGGGTATGTGGAGCCGGAGAAGGAAATCATGCAGGAAGTCGTGTCCTGGCTTATGGATGCGGCCACGAAACATCACATTCGCCTCAGTGATGAACCCGTACTTTATCGCGCCGGGCTGTCAGCCGAAACACTCCCGCACATGGATTATAAGACAGCCTCAACGCCTGCACGCCGCACCCGATTCTATAACGAGCTGCGTGAACGTGAGGCCGACCTTAAAGCGCGTGGCCTGCTGCCATGATGCACTGTCCGTTCTGCAAAAGTCCGGCGCACACACGCAGCAGCCGATATTTGTCGGAAAAGGTGAAACAGAGTTATTACCAGTGCACGAATATTGTGTGTTCAGCTTCCTTCCGGGCGATGACGGCAGTGGACAAAATCATACAGTCACCGGCACTGGCCGACCTGAGCGATGACGAATTTATCGTGTGTGAGTCCGGTAAAATTAAAAAACAACGTTTTCAATAATTACGGGGATTTCAATGACAACCTTAACGCTGGAGCAGGCTTATGAAGCCTGCCAGAATAACAAATCCGCCTGGCTGAATCTCAAAGCAGAGCTGGCTGCGACCGAAGAGGAATACCGCGAACAGCTTCAGGCGGATACAGAACATCCTGCCGGTCGTCTTCAGGTACTGCGCGACACAATTGAAGTCAGACAGTGGGAAATTAACGGCGCGGCCGGGCGTTATATACGCTCGCATGAAGCCGTGCAGCATATCAGCATCAGTGACCGGCTTGATGAGTTTATGCAGGCACACGGCAATATACTGGCCTCCATTCTGGCACCGGAACTGATGGATATCAGCGGGCAGTCAGACCGGATGAAAGAGCGTGCGGTTGACCGGTCACTGATTTATCTGCGTGAAGCCCTTCTGGTCTGGCTGACGGGAGGAAAAAAAATAGAATATTGTGCACAGGACAGCGCAATTTTAACGGCCATCGGATTCAGGCCTGACGCGGCTTCGCGGGTGGATAATCAGGTAAAATATTCACCCGCAAAAAACATGATGTTTGCCCGCCGTCGTGCAGAACTGGCCGCACAGTAGTCCACTAAATAAATCCCCGAAAATACCGCTATTTTTCCGAAAAAAAGCCATGCATGTCTAGGGTGCATGGTTTTGCATGAGTTTTTACGTCACTGAATCTCTCTCCCGCGCCAGTACTGGCGCGCCCTGAGTCCTGTCATGCACCTGCATTAAAAGCGCCCCGTTAAGCGGGCAGGCGTGGCGGGGAGAGCATTGCGCGCCATAGGTTCTTAGCATTTATTTGATATATCTTTTCAGAAACTGCGAAACGGACTAAAAAATCATGATCACCCCTTTGATTTGTAGGTAGAATTCGATCAATAGTATGAGTTGATTGAATGCTGATACAAAAGTTATATAACAATACATTTTATGTCATGGAGGGGTTATATTGTTTAGGCGGAAAAATAAAAATTCAGTTCCTTCTTTTACACAAGACTTTCATTATCTTACGGCCCTCATTCAGCATTTAGGTGCTCATGAGAAATGGAATAGCAGAACACCAAGGAATATAGCCGACAGTCTTGGTATGGATATAAATGAAGTCGAAAGAGTTTTGAGATCATACCCGGCATTTTTTAGGCGGTCGGGAAACCTTAGTTCTCAAGGCGAACCGCTTTTCATGATTCATTTGCGATATGCGAGAAGAAGACGAAATGCCGATGATGGTTCACGAGAGTCCCCCCCTGTTGAGCCAGCTGAATTAGGTATGATGCTAGATCTTGTTACTAAAATGATTGCAGTGGAAGAGCAAGGTAAACGGTTGTCAGTTGATGAAAGAAATAACAGTCTTAAATTGTGGTTGGCGATATTTCTTGCAGCCATTTCAACATTAACTACCTTGGCTGTAGCATATATAAAATGAGGCTCATATGAAATTAATTTCATTCAGGATAAAAAATTATCGCTCAATTTTTGATAGTGGGATAATAACGACTGAGAAATTGACGGCAATACTTGGTAGAAATGAAAGTGGAAAGACCAATTTATTATCCGCACTTTATAGCTTAAAACCAGCAGAAGAATTTAGTGCCCTTGATAAAATCAAAAATTTTCCAAGAAATAGAAGATTGGAAGAGTGCGATGACTCGACTAGAGTTGTGGAGTCGACATGGGAGTTAACAGACTCAGAATTTGCTGAGTTGGGACGTATCTATCCAAGGGCAAAAAACAGTAAACAGATAACTGTTGCTAGAAATTATAGCAAGTCTAGACAAATAGGCTTCTCAAAAATTGAACCGTTTGACTATGATGCAAATGCGATTAAGAAAAAGTTCGGCAAAGTCTTGCTGAATATTGAAAATGCTATAGACGATAATGAATGTGATGAAGTAGATAAAGACACCATACTAACTCATTTTCGTAATTTAATCTCTGAGATTTCTCCTGCTGATAACGAGGGGGTTTCTTCTTGGGCTGGTAAAGTTGGTGAAAAAATTAATGAATTGAATAAGGGCTTAGACAAATATGATTTAGTAATAAAAGAAGACAATGAGGCTTTCATCGACTCTATGAGCGAGTTGATAGTTGGAGTGAAAAATGATGCCACTTTAAGCCAAAAGGCCAGAGAGTGGGTTGCTCAGACCATGCCTGTATTTATTTATGTTGATGAATATCCCGAGCTTGAAGGACATCAAAATATTGGGCAATACTTCGATCGGAAAAGACTTGGTAATCAAAGTAAAGCTGATGTGAATTTTGATAAGCTATGTAAAGTGGCAGGAATTAAGCCAGAGCAATTGCACGAAAACAAAAATGATCCTGAGGTAAGGAATCAGCTAGCTAACCGTGCCGGGGCTGTTGTAACACAAGAAATTCATAGGTTATGGAAAGATAAACCGCTAAAAATTCGATTCAATCTTGATAATGATTATTTCCATACCTATGTTTCTGATCATAACAGTGGATATGATGTTGAAGTAAATCTCGATGAAAGAAGTCGCGGTTTTAAATGGTTCTTTTCTTTCTATATTACATTTTGTGCAGATACACATGGGGGGGATGCTGAGAATGCAATTATTTTGTTAGATGAGCCAGGTCTATACTTACATGCTAAATCTCAAGGGGATTTGTTAAATCATCTAATTGATGATTTTGCTAATCAAATTATATATACAACACATTCACCATTCTTAGTTCCTGTGAAGGATATTTCTGCTATAAAAACTGTTTCGATCTCGGAAGAGGAAGGAACACAAGTCACTAATGATCCGAGTGGCGACTCTACAACTTTATTCCCTCTCCAGGCTGCGTTAGGATATGATATTGCGCAGTCGTTATTTATTGGCTCTCATAACTTAATTGTAGAGGGTGTGACTGATTATTGGTATATATCGGCAATATCTGAATATCTCATTTCTAAGGGCATGACCGGACTGAATGACAACATTACAATCACGCCTGCTGGAGGCGCACAGAAAGTATCTTACTTAGTATCTTTGTTATCATCCCAAAACCTTAATGTTGTTCTTCTTTTAGACGATGAGAGAAATAGCCGTCAGACATCTATAGAAATAGTTAATGGAAAACTGATAGGGCAAAGGAATATTGTCTTTGTATCAGAGGTTCAAAGTGGGGATGTTACAGAGGTTGATATTGAGGATTTGTTTGATAAAAAAATGTTCAGAGGTCTTATATCAGAGGCCTATTTTCCAGATGTGAGTGAAGATTTAAGCTTTAATGATAAAGTTCCGAGGATAACTAAGCAAGCTGAAGAAGCTTTGAAACTGCACAAAATGAAGTTTGTGAAAGCTAAACCAGCTAGGTTGTTCTTATCTAAATTGAAGGATGCGGATGGTGATTTTCTATCTCTTGAGGTAATGAGGAAATTCGAGGCTTTATTTAAAATAATTAATAAAAAGATCTCATCCAAGAAATAGGAGTTATGCCCGTCAGCCTGACGGGCATGTTTTAGCTTAGTGTATGTTTCTTACCTTAATACCCCACCATTCCATCAGTGATTTTCGTTGTTCTAAGTAAGTGGAGCGGTTATATGCCTTTCTAACTTCATTTTTATCGGAATGAGCCAATGCCGCTTCGATTACATCAGCATTAAAGCCTTGTTCATTTAGGGTTGTACTGGCAATAGATCTTAAACCATGAGCAACAAGCTTCCCACCATACCCAATCCGTTTTAGAGCAGCATTCGCAGTCTGACTATTCATCGCTTGCTTTGGATCATTTCTGCTCGGAAAAATATGCTCACGGTGAGCACTGATTGGCTTCATTACCTCCAGAATCTCTAATGCTTGAGGTGACAATGGAACAATGTGCTCACGTTTAGCCTTCATTCGTTCGGCTGGAATCGTCCAGAGCTTTTTATCGAGATCGATTTCTGCCCACCGAGCACCGGAGGCCTCAGAAGGGCGCACAAGGGTCAGAAGTTGCCATTCGATTAGACAGCGAGTGGGAACAGACAGATTTGACATGATTAAAGAACGCATCAGTTTCGGCAATTCTTCTGGCCGCAACGTCGGCATGTTTTGCTTTTTGGGCTTCTCAAAGGCCATCCCAACACCGGATGCTGGATTGGCATCAATCAGACCAGTGTTTACGGCATAAATCATGATTTCGTTAATACGCTGTACCAGTCGACGTACAGTCTCAAGTGCCCCACGTGCTTTTATTGGCTCAAGGGCTTCAACCAAAGTTCGGGCTTTGATTTGCTGAACGGGGATTTCACCGATGGCAGGGAAAACATCTTTCTCCAGTGAACGCCAAATGTCTTTTGCGTAATCAGGGGTAACGCTTTTGCTTTTGAGCAGGAACCAGTTAGCGGCGACCGTTGAAAAAATACTGTCCAGAGCGATTTGCTGCTGTTCCTCTGCAACTTCGGCCTGAATTTGTGGGTCAATTCCGTTGGCTAACAAGGCAAGGTAATCCGCTCTTAACCCTCGGGCGTCAGCAAGTGAAAGGGCGGGGAAAGCACCTAGCCCCATCATTGTCCGCTGTTTTGTCGCCGGACGTTGATAACGGAAACGCCAGAGCTTTTTCCCGCTGGTTTTCACTATCAGGAAAAGGCCATCGCCATCATGCAGCGTTAGATCCTTCTCTAACGCTTTAGCGCGCAGAACTTCGGTGTTTGTCAGGGGGCGTGTTGTCCGTGCCACTGTGGCCGCTCCTTCATGAATTGGTATACGCGTTTAGGTATACATCCTACCGTATACCTAAACGTATACCAATAATCACCGGATTTAGCCGGATGTTCTCGGACAATTACAGACACAAAAAAGCCCACAGGGCTTGTACCATGCGGGCTTTCTGTACTTTACCGGACGTATCCGGATCATGATTTGGTGGAGCTGGCGGGAGTTGAACCAGCGTCCGAAAGAGTTTAACCTTCTGTATTTATTGGAAATATTTACATCTAGAAAATCTGCGTAGCCTTTGCGTATCCATTGAAGTCTTGAGATGGTCGGTCAAAACGCTATTTTTTTGGCGCTTTCATTTTAGTTGGATGGTCTGTCAAAGGAATTTTCAGTTGATCACTGAAGAACATAGCCTCTGAGCCTTTGTACCGATCTTGAGCGCTATAATTTATTCCATACATCAACGACTGTGTTTTATACATATCTCGAATTTCAGGGGTATTGTCATACGACACAACCCATGGAGTTTTTATGTCAGATTGTACTACTTTTGCCACTTCAACATGGTCTTTGTGGTCGTAATGATTAATATACAACCCTTTTCCTTTGACGTAGTAGGGAGGATCTAAATAAGTTAGGGAGTTTTTAGGTAACTTGGTAACTACAGTATCGATGAACTCTATAGCGTCAAGATTAAACAATTCAATCCGCTCTCTTTCTGCATGAATGTTTTGTATGCGAGAGATCAAATCATTTTTGTTGTACCTTGCATCTAACTTCCACTCTCCGTCTTGGTTTTTTCCACCAATAACTCCTCCTTTTAATATTCCGGAGCGATTCGTTCTATTAAGGAAAAAGGTGGAGAATCCTATTGTCAGGAGATCATGTTTATTAGTGTTATTTATTACATCTTTCTGTTTATACCACTCATCCATATTAACAGTTGTGTTTTCTATCATTGAGCAAAGAGTGTCTGCATGATTAAGAACTGAATACCAAAAAGCATAAACAGAGATGTTTAAGTCATTAAGGATAATCTTCTCAGCCACTTTAAGATCAAGCAATTTCAAAGCAAGGCCAGCCCCACCAGCATACGGTTCAGCATAATGGATAGGTGAAAGTTTATTCAACTCAATGACATTAAGCATGAAGTTTGATAACTTTCCTTTGCCGCCCGGATAGCGAAGTGGGGTATTGAAACGCATAATAAACCTCTAGAAATTATTTAAGCATTATACCAAAAACAGGGCATTGTGGCCATTTCATAATTCCATTTTAAATCAATTAGTTATCTTCAAGGTAAGTGCCAATCAATGCAGAGTCTACACCATGCCCATTAACCATGGTATATTTAAGGCTTTTGATAAATTTCTGCTTATAATTATCAGTTTTTAATGGGTGCTTTTTCGCCCAATATCTATATGGATTATATTTCACTGGACCTTCAACTAGGCCCCTAAATTCATTTGTATGGGCGAAGTCTTTAAACATGGTTCTTACCCGGCCTGCAATGTTTTTATTATTCCCTTGATATGCTTCAATTGCTTCTTTTAAGTTTATTGGCATATCCCCTAATCTGAGATTAGCAATTATATCTGAACCTATGCGTGTAAATACGGCTTTTGTAAACCTATCCTTATTTTCCCAAAATATATCATCAGGTGGTAAGTTATACATAAATTCAAAAATCATTTGGTCAGGAGGTAAAGTATGAGGTAATAAGCACAAATTACGCTCTCGCTTCGCTTTCTTTGCGTTATCACTATTATCGCTTTCCACATCGCCATCTAATACAATTAAGCTTTTTGTAGTGAACTCAGGTATTTTTCGCGCCATTAAATCAAGGATTGCTGAACAGCTTATATTAATATTTCCAAGTGGATTTAAAATTTTATTAATTTTTCTGTCCACAATAATTTGCTTGAAGAAATCATATCCTTCTTTATCTTCAAAATAGACATTGGCTTTAGGTAAATTTATATCATTAGTGATTCGCACTGTCTCAACATGTAAATCGGCGTTAATTTCAGCCCAAGATAAATTATTTTTTGTCTGGATGTCCCCGAAAGTATCTGTGAGATATATTGTCTTGAATGCTTTATCATCTTGGAGCGAACGGTGATAAATATCTTCAATGATAAGGGGGGAGTGAGAAGTCATGATGATTTGCAGATCGTAGCTTTTCGCAGCTTTTGCTAAAATTTTAATTAACTCGACTTGAGCTGCTGGGAATAATCCAGCGTCAGCTTCATCAATAAGAAGTATGCCACCATGATAATCAGGATAAGTTTCACTTAGTCTTTTAAAAGAGAAAATTGCTTGAATAATCTGACCAACGTTGTCTTCACCTACAGAAACTGATTCATGATCATAATTGTCACCGTGGACAACCATTGAATCAATAGTTCCTTTTGTAGCAGTAACAGAGCTTCCATTGTTTTTCAAAAGAAGTTGATTATTCATGGTTTTTATTTCTTCTTTATTATCAGTTATGTATTGTACATCTCTGGTAGAATAATCATTTCTTAAAGTAATTGGTAATAGCCTGGCTAGGCTTAAAAATATTACTGGATGCGTAACGTTTCTACTTTGGTTTCTACCTGCGATACCATCGTTACCCCGGACTACAGCTCTTGCTTTGGTTCTATCCTTCGACTCATATAAACCTAGAGATAATTTATCTAAGTTTTTATTAACAGTTGCGTCATACAATGTGATACCAACATCCATAGAACCTGAAACATCGAATTGCTCTGACAATCTGAAATGTTCTTTAAACGCTGATTTAAAAGGCTTATTTGTTAGGGTTTTATAAGCATTAAGGTTAGTTACCGGCTTTTTTGACAGATCTCGTGAAAAACTAAATATTTGAGCGATAATACCAAGAATTGTTGATTTGGAAGTGCCGTTCTTTCCGCAAATCACTGTGAGTCTATTACCAAACTCAATGTTAATATTCTTTAGCCCCCTAAATTTGGTAACTTGTATTTTTCTAATCTTAGTAATTTGATTCGCCATGTGCATCCCTTGATTTTGGAGTGGCCACAATGTGTGGCCAATTTTTAACAAATTATCTTTTTATCTCCTTGCGAGTTGTTTGTCCATCGTATTCCTTCAGATATGTGCCGTAGTGTCTAAACAACATCTCTGGGCCCTTGTGGCCCATCTGACCCGCAAGCCAGAAAAGGTTAACCCCCTTGCTGATATGACTGGTGGCGAATGTATGTCTAGTCTGATACGGATTTCTGTAACGAATACCTGCCTTACGCAATATTGGAACCCATGCTTTTTTTCTAATTGCGTCAGCACTGGCCCAAGGTTTGTTGCTTTTTGGGTCTTCGAATATCGTTTCACCCTTCATAAAAGTGAACAATTTCTGGCTTGCCAAAGCCTGCATTGCCTCTTCAGTCAGTTCTACTTTCCTCGTACCGGCTTTTGTTTTTGTTCCTTTGATGACGCCAACTACACTGGCGTTTTGAACGTGTGCTGTCCTCGATACAAAGTCGATATCACGCCAACGAAGAGCACACAACTCAGAGCTACGCAGCCCGGTTTGGATAGCGAACCGGAAAAGATTCTCCCATTGCTTATTTCCAGCAGCTGAGAGCAATGCGTCAACTTCTGCTGGCGACAACGGATCTACCACATAACTACTTTCTGCTTCTGATTTATCACTTTGGTACCGTGAAGCAGTTACCAGTGATACTGGGTTAATCTGAAGCACACCATCTGTCACTGCCTCATCCAATGCAGAACGCAGGAAAGAAAGTTGGTTTCGGATGGTCTTCAATGTCGTTTTCTGACTCTGGATCCATGTCTTCAATGCGGCTGGGGTTAACTCACTTGCGGGAAACATATGGAGTGAAGACAAAGCACTTCGGCATTTCTTGTACCCGCCAATTGTCGAAGGTGATAGCTTCCTCGTTTCGCAAATCACTAGATACTCGTCTAAGTACATCTTCACCGTTTTGCCTGCGGCAGCGTTGCCGAAAATTTTCAACCGGGTTGAACGGGGAAAGTATTCCGCATAGACAAACGTCCCCCTTTCGATCTTGTTATAGATTTCGCCGAGTGTGCGCTCGGCGTATTTGATATTTTTGAGGGTTACTTCCAAATTAGAAAGCGGCTCACGGCATTTAACCCCTTTATAAGTGAAGGTAATATTGATGGTTTCACCATTACGATGTTTCCTGATGGTTACGCCGCGTGGGAGTTTAGGCGATTCTTTCGTGCCCATTTTGCAACCTCACTAAGATCTATCCATCTCTCCTTAACGCCTTCAACTTTAAGCACCTGCACCCCTTCACGCCAAACACCGCGCTGTACACGCTTATTGATTGCATCAGGGGTTTCGCCAGTCTCTTTGCAATAAGTTGAGATGGGAACACAATCGAGGCTCAGCATATACTTCTCCATTAACCCGGCTGCACCCGAGTAATTAAAATTTGTCGCTGGTGGTAGGGATCAGTTTCTGCCAAATTGCTGACACATATTTTGCCTGGTGTCGCGCATCAGCTAGGGCATTGTGCACATCGCCAATAAAAGGCATGTCACGCTTCGGATCGAAACCGACACTGCGACCGAGCGTAACAATAGTGCGAACATCGTGATCGTTCCAAAAGGCCCAAGGGCAAATGCGGTCGGCGCGTTCGTAAGCTCCACGCAGAATCACATTGTCAAAGGTGGCACCGTTACCCCAGACCTTCATGTATTTTGGATTATCTGCGTGCCGGTGAATGAAATGGCTCAGTTCCGACAGTGCATCAGTGATAGGCAGCGCATCATCAACACAAATAGCTGAGCGAGCTTCCGGGCTTTGTTTGAGCCACCAAAGAATAGTATCTCCGTCTGGTACCGCGCCTTGATCCATTGCGCTTTCAAGCGAGACGGCTGTATAGAACTCTTGACCAAACTCACCTGTTTGAGGGTTAAAAAAGACAGCACCAATTGAGACGATCGGCGCGTTAGGCTTTTTCCCCATTGATTCGAGGTCAATCATTAAGTCGTTCAATTGCTTTCTCCATTGTTGATTCTGGGCTTTTGATTCACTGGGAGGTTACTGTAGCGCGAGTCGGCGTTGTCGCTGATGTGGCAATAATGAGCCCCGTCAGGACGAGTACAAATTGTCCCGCACCTATCACATGCCAATATGGCTTCCAGCTCCGCGATCCGCTCCTCTGCTTTTGACAACTGCTCGAGAAGTTCTTCTGCTAACGTCACGCGCATCACGACTTTCTGACAGTCGTGGCGTTTGGCTCTGGCGATTGTGCCGCGCAGAGTCGCATATTTGTTGGTGGTCATTGGACGGACTCCTGACGAAGATGGTTAATTTCGGCGTCAAGGCTCATTCGCTGGTCCATCGATTCCGTCAAGGCTGCAAATGTAACGTCCAGGCGAGTGGCTACCTCACGCATCAGAGAGGCTTCTGCTGGTGGCAGTTTCCCCGCCGCAGCATGGGCTGCGGCAACAAGTTCTTTTATCTTCATGCGAGGCATGCGCGTGATTCCGTAAGCTCATTGAAACGGTTAATGAACAAGCCATATGCCTGGCCTGGGCGAAGAGGAACGATCTGGATAATGTCGCTGGCCGGAATACCTTCGAGGCAAGGCCAGAGTGAGCCGTCGTCGATATCCAGATCGCGGCGTTCCGTGGCAAGCATCACCAGATCGGCGTATTTCACTACCGCTGACATATCAGGGGTGATGCTGAATTTGGCCCGGATCAGCTGTTCTACCCGCTCTTCAATGCGACGGTAATCTGGAAGCAATGCTTTCAGGGGGGCAGGGATGTCCTGGCAATAGGCTTCAGCTGCGTCATGCATCAGGGCTTCAAAGGCAAACTCTGGCGGCACAATTTGGCTGCACAGTACTGAGTGCTGGGCCACGCTGTAAAATTCAGGCAGATGACCACTGAAGCGGCAGATGTGGGAAAGTGCGGTCGCAATATCCTCGATCTCTACGTCGTCAGTGGTTGAATTGAGGTAATCGAATTTCTTACCTGAAAGTGTCTGGATATAACTCATCGTATTTTCTTCTCCATATTTGGCAGCTGCACCTGCGCCAGTTTTTGGTTGTACGAATCCCTCGCCATTGGCGATTAATAAAGGGAATTACGCTTCAATAAATCCCCGCGGCGCCGGGGATTTAATGCAGAGAAATTACGCTTTAAAGTTACCGATAAAGGTTTCAACCGGCTTGTCGGTGAACTTCTCGATCAGCAGGTCACGGAACTCGTTGGCGATAGCTTCTTCCTGGGCTTCCAGTTGAACGATGCGGAGTACAAACACCGGTTCCCCGCTTTTAAGCAGGCTGTTACGCAGGCTAAAGCGGCGTTCGCCCAGGCCTTCATATGGCACGCATTTGAACTCGAAGGCGACAGGCATCACGTCTTTACTGCTGGCTTCAACGCTCTGCATCAGGGACTTTCTGCCGCCAAAATCTTCGTCTTCATGAGCTGCTTCCGAGACTTGTTTGATATTGACGCGACGAACGGCACCAGCTGCCTGCGCGATGGACAACACATTCCCGTCGGCATCAAATGCGCTCAGGAAGTCGGCCCAGTCCTCCAGCCATTCAGCAATTTCTTTCTGGCCCAGACGATCGCCGTTTACCTGAAGCAAGGCTCGGAATGGTGCTGTCTTTTTGAGGGTGATAGAGGCGACGTTATCAGCATGGCCAGGATTAGCCAGCGTACCGATATTGAACACGGAGCGTGCGGTCATGTTGTCAGCATCGATAAAGCATCGTGCTGGTTCGTCGGCTTTGGCGTAGCCTGCGGCGTAACGCACAAAATCAGGAATACTGGTTGTGGTCATGGCGCCACGGAAGCGAAAACGCTCAAACTCGAAACGCTCGAGGCTTTCTACGTTTACGCCATCAGGGAGCAGGGCAGTAGGGCATGCTGTTTCTTTAACTGCAGTAAGGTGATAACCGGAAAGAACAAGGTCTTTCACCTGCTGCAGGGCATTGCCGTCTAAAATCTGGGACATAAAATTTCCTTAATATGCTGTCAAAGGGATGTCAGTGATTTGTCTGCTGCGGATCACTGTGCCGCTTTAAGCTTTCCGTCAACGCCGCCGTTGATCCCGAACAGCTGCCCCTGATCTTCCTGCAGGATGGTCAGCTTGCCGCCTTTGTTAACCCACATTGGTGTTTCGGTGGTGTCTTCTTCGGAGGCTTTACCGCGCGGGGTTGGGGTGACGTAGTTCAGCTTGTGCTTGATCTTGACGCGCTTCTCTTCGACGGAGTTACCCATACGCTCAATATCAAAGGTGAGGACTACTTTGCCTTTGGTACCGTTGTTCAGAACGCCAAGCGCGGTAGTGTTTAAAGCTGCCGCGATCTTGTTCATGAACACGCCGGCATCCAGTTCGCCCAGGAAATCGGGCACTACGGTCATGCGGTCATTACTCATGGTTTAACCCTCTGTGAGGCGGCTGCCACCGCCAGTGGAACTTCTCCATACACAACAGAAAAGGGCACCTGCGCTTTGGCTATGGGTAGGAGGTCCATTTCCATAGCGCCCGGGTGGATTGGGGAATGAGCCCGTCGCCCGGTGATGCCCTTGTCTCTCGTGTAAAAAGGTGCCCACCGATGTGATGGGCAAAGACTACACACAGCAATGATGTTGTTGTGGCGGTGGTGCCTCCACCTGCCGGACCGACCAGAACCGGCGACGCTACACCTCAAGAAACGTATTCATTTCAAAAGTTGAAATAAAAATTTGTTGGCCTCGTCACGTGCGCAGAGCCGCATTACCACAACGGTGAGAGCACTGTTTACCTGCTTTACCGCGTCGCGTCTCACGCAGTCCGATAATCAGCAATGCTCTCGCCTGTTGTGCCCTTAAAAAACTGGCTGTCACCCTCAAGGGGAAAGTGAGCAGCCAGAACAGGGATCACTTCTTTTTTGCTTTGGCCTGCTTTTAACCACATCAGGCGCGGTGGTTTGGTGTCGACAGAAAAAAATCTAACTTAACTTAGTTTGTTGGTCAAGCGAAAACATCAAACTAAACTTAGCTTGATGCTTAGAGGAAGAACGGGAAGGGATTAGAGTTCGTACTGAACGCCTTTAACAACGCCAATAATGAGGCAGTTACCATTGATCGGGATGTTGGGGTAGCGAGGATTTAGTGGGACTAAAAATTTTTGTGGGCCATCAATGACAAGTTTTTTAACAGTCGCTTCGTTTGTGCCATCAATACGCGCAACAACAATCTTGCCATGAAGGGCTTCGGCATCTGGATCAACAATAACGGTTGCCCCTTCAGGGATTGTTGGGAGGCCATTTGGATTGGTCATTGAATCCCCTTTGACCTCTAAAGCGAACGAGCTATCCCCAATGCGGAGTGATGTTTCAACCCATTTATCGACATCACTGAATAAATCAGCGGCTTTACATTCCGTAAACTGCCCAGCTTGAACCCAGGAAATCACGGGCACACGCCTCATTTTAGTTATGAGGGTACCTTCAAATTCAGTGCCGTAAAGAATGTAATCTATTGATGTATTGAAGAATTTAGCCAGCTTAACCAGCGATTCTCCGTTTGGGATATTCACATCCTTTTCCCAATAACCCACCGCTACGTCACTAACCCCGCAGAACTTACCCAGTTCTTTTTGAGAGGTTTTTGTAACCCTGCGTAGGGCTTTAATGCGCTGACCAACCGTTTCCATGAAAGCACCAAATTTAAAAAAGACTAAGTAATCTTAGTTTTTATTGACCAAAGTTAGATTGGTTATTAATATCTAACCAAACTTAGCTAAGGAGGCTTCATGACAACAGACGAGATTGAACAACATTTCGGCAGCACTGAGAAAGTTGCCGAATTTTTTGGCATCACCAGTGAGGCCGTTTACCAGTGGCGTAATCGCCCCGGACGCTTAATCCCAAAAGGACGAGCTGCTGAAGCTGCGTATCGAACTGCTGGTGAACTGGAATTCAACCCAGAACGTTATGGCAAGAATACATCGCCTAACGATCAGAAATAACCACAGAAGGGAGAACCTAGCCGTGGGTATAGAACCTGAATGGAAAGTAGATAAGCAGCCATCCTGGCTGGTGGCCGCAATCAAAAAAACGATAACCGAACTGCCTGGCGGGTATTCCGAAGCAGCTGAGTGGTTGGGTGTGACCGAGAACGCGCTGTTTAACCGTCTGCGTACCGATGGCGATCAGATCTTCCCGCTCGGTTGGGCAATGGTGCTTCAACGTGCTGGTGGTTCAAACCACATAGCGAACGCTATTGCACGTCACTCGAACGGTGTTTTCGTGCCATTGGCTGACGTTGAAGAAATAGAGAACGGTGACATCAACCAGCGTCTTATGGAGTCCGTGGAGTGGATCGGCAAGCATTCGCAATACGTTCGTAAAGCTACCGCTGACGGCGTTATTGATGCTCAAGAACGCGCCCAGATTGAAGAGAACAGCTATCAGGTGATGGCTAAGTGGCAGGAACATTTGACGCTGCTTTTCCGTGTGTTTTGTGCGCCGGAAAAGAGTGACGCCCGCGAGTGTGCAGCTCCGGGCGCCGTGGCAGACAAATCTTGTATGGAGAAGTAATCCGCATGACCAGTTTAACGGCTTTTAACCGTTTGCCGCAACTCAGGATGATCCCGGTACCGGGCGCTCCGTTGTTTCGGTATGAACGCAGAATAGCAAACCGCTGGGTGCCATGTAACCACAGTCGGGCGGTCGCAATTGTGGGGGTTTACTACAGGAAGGCGAAACGCTTATGCGCGAAGTTAACCGAAGGTTCAAAGACCACAGAGGGATCCCCGTTCGGGTTATCAGGTGGGAGCCAGAGACTCAACGAGTTATCTACCTGCGGGACGGTTATGACCACGAATGTTTCAGCCCGCTCGAACAATTCAAGCGCAAGTTTACAGAGTTAAAGGACGACCATGAGCACTAAATTAACGGGTTACGTTTGGGACGCTTGTGCCGCTTCTGGCATGAAGCTATCCAGCGTTGCCATCATGGCGCGTCTGGCTGACTTCAGCAGTGATGAAGGGGTTAGCTGGCCTTCCATTGCTACCATTGCGCGCCAGATTGGTGCTGGTGAGAGCACGGTTCGCACAGCCATATCTCAGCTGGAAAAAGACGGTTGGTTAACCCGCCAGCAGCGCCGTAAAGGCAACCGAAATGCATCGAACGTTTACCAGCTCAATGTTGCGAAATTGCAGGCTGCTGCCTTTTCTCACCTGTCAGATTCTGACGCATCAAAATCTGATGCCTCAAAAATCGACGCGTCAAAATTTGAGGCATCAAAAAACGACGAGAAAGGCGGTTTTCACCCGTCAGAATCTGGGGGGGATCCGTCAGTAAATACAACTACTGATCCATCAGTTAAAAAACCTTCTTGTCCGGTTGCGCCGCAACCAGACCCTGAAGTGACGATCACCGATAACGCCATCCTGGTTCTGAATCATTTGAACCTGGTTAGCGGCTCACGATACCAAAAATCAAAAACTTCTCTGGAAAACATCCGTGCTCGTTTGCGTGAAGGTTACACCGTTGGCGACTTACAGCTGGTGATTGACCTTAAGCATGAGCACTGGAATGGCAATGACGTGCAGTACCAGTACATGCGCCCTGAAACGCTATTTGGCCCGAAAAAGTTTGAGGGTTATCTGCAAAGCGGGATCCGTTGGGACAAGAAGGGGCGCCCACCGCGTGAAAGCTGGGGTGAAAAGAAACACGATCCGATGAAGTTCGGTCCGGTTGATACCAAGATTCCAGAGGGGTTCAGAGGATGAATGAAAATAAATACTGCCGCGCGCTGGCTGAACTGCGTTCAAGACCAGCCCACGAGTTAAAAGAGGTCGGCGATCAATGGCGCACTCCGGATCTGTTGTTTTGGGGTATCAATGCGATGTTCGGCCCTCTGGTGTTGGACCTTTTTGCCGACGACAGCAACGCGAAGTGCCCAGCATGGTACACGGCTGAAGATAATGCCCTGACGCAGGATTGGTCAGAGCGTCTGGCAGAACTCGGTGGTGCCGGGTTTGGCAACCCGCCTTACAGCCGCTCTCAGTATCACGACAAGCAGGCCGTTACCGGAATGACCCACATCATTAACCACGCTATGGCAATGCGAGAAAAGGGGGGGCGGTACGTTTTTCTCATTAAGTCTGCGACGAGTGAGACGTGGTGGCCGGAAGAGGCAGATCACGTCACATTCATCCGTGGACGAATTGGTTTCGATCTTCCTACATGGTTCGTGCCGAAAGACGAAAAGCAGCAGCCCACCAGCGCATTTTTTGCTGGCGCTATCGTTGTCTTCGACAAAACATGGCGGGGTGAACGTTTCAGTTACATCAACCGCACCGACCTGGAGGCCAAAGGCCGTGCTTCGATGTCGCTGGCCCAGTTTGCAGTGGGAAGAATGCAAACTGATGCGGCGCCGGAACTGGACGCTGAGGTAGTGCCGGAGAAATCAGAGGTAGAACTGCCATTAACCCAAAAAGCTATTCTGGAAACCAGTGGTGTAGAGGCTTGGGCCTGTGTTGTCGCGGCGTTCGGCGAGAAAGACGAGTACACCTTCAGCGAGTCAAAGTTTGGTCATACCTGGGCTGCCGACTCTCTGGAAAACCCTGAATTTACCAATGTTTCACCGCTGACGATCGACAGAGCGAAAAAGCTGATCGGCGAGAGCATCCTGGTGGGTGTTAATGCATGGCTGGAAACATTGCCCTTTGATAGCGATGACGTGAAACAAGACATGTCTGAGCGACTTCGCACGGTTGCCGTTGAATCTGCGAAAGAATACGGCATCGACCACATTGAATTCATCGCGACCATGGAAAGCCTGGATAAAGCCAAATGGTCAAATATTCGGGGGATCCGCGCCCATGTCCGTGATACGCAGGAATCAAAGGACAAGGCGTTAAACGAATCGCGCGTTTGGCCTCTTGAGGTTGGACTGGTGTTTAACCAGATTGAAGGGGCTGACGCTCTACCTGTTTCACAACAGAACAAGCTGAAAGCCAATATCAACCAGCTGTGGCTCGAACGTATGCCGACGAGTGAAATTATCACGACCGCTGGTGGTCTCTTCAACAGCATGCAGGGGGCCGTCAATGCGTGAAATTATCGTTGATAACTTTGCTGGTGGCGGCGGCGCGAGTACCGGCATTGAACTGGCGATCGGGCGTAGCGTGGATATCGCTATCAACCACGACGAAAACGCTATTGCTATGCATAAGACGAATCACCCTGACACGCTGCATTATTGCGAGTCGGTGTTTGACGTTGACCCAAGCGCAGCCACCAGCGGTAAACCTGTCGGCCTGGCCTGGTTTAGCCCTGACTGCCGCCACTTTTCCAAAGCGAAGGGCGCTAAGCCAGTTAAGAAAGAGATTCGCGGGCTGGCGTGGATTGTCCTGCGCTGGGCGCTGGCAGTACGTCCCCGAGTCATGATGCTGGAGAACGTCGAAGAATTTAAGACATGGGGCCCGCTGCTGGATGAAGAATTACGCCCGGATCCTGAGCGTGCTGGTGAAACATTCGAGGCATTTGTCGGCATGCTGTCGACTGGTATCGCGGCGAATCACCCAGCACTGGCTGAGGTTTGCGAATTTCTTGCCATTGAGCCGCACGGCCAGCAGGCGCAACAGCTGATCGCCGGGCTTGGCTATGAGGTCGATTATCGTGAGCTGCGCGCTTGTGACTACGGCGCGCCGACGATCAGAAAGCGTTTCTTCATGGTCATGCGCTGTGACGGCCGCAAGATTCATTGGCCTGAAGCGACTCATGGGGATCCAAAATCACTGGAAGTACAAAGCGGCAAGCTGGCGCCATGGCGTACCGCGGCGGAGTGCATTGACTGGAATATCCCGGCCCGGTCCATCTTCGACCGCAAAAAGCCGCTGGCGGAAAATACGCTCAAACGTATCGCGCGCGGCATCCAGCGCTTTGTTATCGAAAGCGCATCACCCTTCATCGTGAAGTGTAACCACACCACGACGAAAGGAGGTTATGACTGTTTCCGCGGGCAATCGTTGTTAGAGCCATTGCAGACCATCACTAAAAAGCATGGCTATGCGCTGGCGGTACCGCATCTTACTAAATTCCGCACCGGGGCCACCGGGCAGCCAGTGACCGAGCCGGTTCCAACTGTCACCGCAGGTACGTCGGTGCGCCCGGGCGGGAATGGGCATGCGCTTGGCGTAGTTGAGGCCGCCCTGACACCGTTCCTGGCTGGCAATGGCGGCAGTGAGTACCAGGCAAAGCCGCGCCCGATGAATAAACCTGCTCATACAATCCTCAAGCAGTCACGCGCGAGCGTGGTTGCGCCGGTCATTGCCCGCCAGTTTGGCGCCAGTGTTGGGCACAGGGCTGACGAACCGAGCGCGACGATTACTGCAGGTGGTGGCGGTAAATCGCAGCTGATAACCCCAACACTGATCCAGATGGGGTACGGCGAACGCCCAGGGCAAGAACCGCGTGTTCTTCAACTTAATAACCCGCTTGGCACGGTCACTGCTGGTGGTAATAAGTTTGCAACGGTGAGCGCGTTCCTGGCAAAGCACTATGGTGGCAATTACACGGGGCCGGGTGTTGGTATGGATGAGCCTGCCCACTCAGTCACTACTGTTGATCATCACGCGGTAGTTGCGTCTCACCTGGTGAAGCTGCGCGGAACCTGCCGCGACGGTCAGACCATGGATACACCTATGCCGACGATTACCGCTGGTGGTCAGCACGTTGGCGAGGTCCGGACATTCCTCGAAACCTACTGCGGTGATAGCGAGGATGAATGGCTGGTGACGATCGAGGGGGTTAAGTACCAGATCGTCGATATCGGAATGCGCATGCTGCAACCGCATGAGCTTTATAAGGCGCAGGGCTTCCCTGACGGCTACGTTATCGATCAGGACTATCGCGGCAATCGGTACGCCAAAGACAAGCAGGTAGCGCGCTGTGGTAACGCAGTACCGCCGCCGTTCGCTCGTGCGCTGGTAGAAGCAAATCTTCCTGAATTATGTGCAAATCAAAAGGCGGGTGCAGCCGCCTGATATGGAGAAATAGCATGAATCAGTTAACCGCAAAGGGTGTTGTGACAATGTCCAGCCGTGAAATTGCCAGGCTGGTGCAGAGCAAACATGGTGATGTGAAGCGCTCAGCTGAGCGCCTTGCATCTGCTGGTATTTTAACCGCGCCGTTGGCGCACACCCCCTACACCCACCCGCAAAACGGGCAAACATACGAGGAGTATTGGTTCAACAAACGTGATTCTCTGGTGATCGTCGCCAGGCTGTCGCCAGAATTTACCGCCGCTGTTGTCGATCGCTGGCAAGAGCTGGAGAACAGCCAGGCCGTAAGTGTCCCGCAAACATTGCCGGAGGCATTACGTCTCGCCGCGGATCTGGCCGAGCAGAAAGAACAACTGGCCCAGCAGTTAGCCGCTGCCGCGCCGAAAGTTGAGTTTGTCGATCGGTATTGTACTGCTAAAGGCTCAATGTCTTTCCGCCAGGTGGCAAAGCTGTTGCAGGCCAAAGAGACCGATTTCCGCTTGTTCCTCATTGAGAGCGGCATTTTGTACCGGCTCAGTGGAGTGCTGACACCGCGGCACCAGCACATTGCTGCCGGGCGGTTTGAAGTGAAAACTGGCACCACGAGCGAAACAAACTACGCCTTTAGCCAGGCACGTTTTACACCCAAAGGCATAGAGTGGATCGGCGGCCTGTGGACGGCACACATCGCTAAGGGGCATGCCGCGTGAGAGGACTTTTTACAGCCGAGACTGTTCCGCGCCTTGGGCTGGTGGTATTAAAGCCGGGCAGCGAACTGATGTCTCTGTTTCAACAGGGGCGTGTGCTGGTGGAGCCTCAGCCAAAAAGCATGGCTGGGCTTCCGTCGGGCCTCGTCCCTGATGCCAGGCAGCCGCTGGCAGAAGATAAGTCCCTCGAGGAATTCTTCACCGACGAGAGAGTAATCCGTGCGGCAGGCGGTTTGACCGCGTTGGAATCCTGGTTAGAGCGTAACGTGAAGGAATGTCAGTACCCGCACACTGATTATCACCATCATGAGCTGGTAACGATGCGACATCCCCCCGGCTCAATGTTGCTCTGTTGGCATTGCGATAACCAGCTGCGCGAGCAAACCACCGCGGCGCTGGCAGAACTGGCCCGGCGTAATCTCATTAATTGGCTGATCAGTTCCATCCTGTCTTCGCTTGGCTACAACAACGAGCGTGAACTATCACTCGGTGAATTGTGCTGGTGGGCCATTTACTCAGGCATTGCTGATGCAATCACGGAAAGGATGGCCCAGCTTGCGCTTCGATTACCGGATGAGCCGTTTTTATCCGTATATCGAGAAAGTGACATCGTGCCGATGCCCCCGGCAAAAAGCATTTTGCAGAAGAAGGTCACCCCTGCGGTCACGGCTGCGAAATTAAAGCATGGAGCAAATCAGGAAGTGGCCTATGAACAGCCAAAGGTTCTGGCTCTGCATGCGGATCCTGAATCCCCTGAATCATTCATGTTGCGCCCAAAACACCGCAGGTGGGCGAATGAGGGCTATACCCGGTGGGTTAAAACCCAGCCCTGTGAAGGTTGCCGGCGGCCAGCGGATGATCCACACCATGTCATTGGTCACGGCATGGGCGGTACCGCCACTAAAGCCCACGATTTGTTCGTGATCCCTCTGTGCAGAGAGTGTCACGACAAATTACATGCTGATGTTGCAGCGTTCGAGAAAAAACACGGTACCCAGCTGGAGCTGCTATTCCGGTTTATGAATCGAGCGCTGGCGATCGGCGTAATAACAAAAGCGTAATTGTATGGAGCGCTGAGCATAATGAATTTACAAGAACTGGAATATACGCGGATTGAACTGCGCCGCGCGCTGGCGGATTTATCAGGATCGACAAAAGGACAGCTGCAGGCGTTCAGTGAGCATCCACCAGCAGATAAGAATAAATACCCTCGGCACCATCCTGAAATCGTCATGGAGGGTGGGGAAGGTTGTGGATCGAAGGTTGTAAAAACTCTGGCCACTCCGCTTTATGTTCTTGAGACAAGGAGCCGTTGCCGACCTTTACCGCCTATTAAGGATACGGAGTTCGCTTGTTCAGCATGGCGTCGATCGGTCAATGGTCTGGGGGAGCATTTGCAGGCATGGGTGAGGTACTGCTATGGGTATGACCTGACATTCCGGTACCAGACGTTAATGTGCCAGTACGTGTGGGAACAGTTTCAGCGTCAGCATAGCGGCAAAAAAATACAGGGCCGTTGA